GTACTTCATACAATTCTTCCGAATCAATGAATGTTTCTGTTTTTGTATAATAAATCTCGTGCTGGGCAAGCACTGACTCCACCTGTTCTTCCAATTCCGGTTGCTTTTTGTCTGTGTACAATTCAATGTCCAGTTGTTTGCAACTAAAATATGCCAAATTATCCGCTGAAAATGTATTTTCTCCGAGAGATAAAAACAGCAAAAAAGGCGGTGCAGGGCTTTCGCCCTCGGCAAAATGGTGGTAGGCGAAAGGCAGTCCCATTTCCTCCATCATTTCTGCGATTTGTTCGTAGGTCATGACAAAGCCCCCTCAATCAAATGCTCCAGCAACTGCACACCGTTTTCTTCCGCAGGAGCAATATGCGGTTTGCCGGATACCCGACCACCGCCACGCTTGGCATGGCCTTTCTCCAATAAATGTGCCAGTTGGTAACGATTCTTACTGTGGACAGTTATCTCCAAAGAGTGACTGTTTTCGCCAGTCTTTTTCGTTGCCCAGCTTTTTGCATATTTTCCGGTATCCTTCGGGGCATTGGCGGAGATCTCGTTTTTCACTTGCGTGGCGGTTTTCCGGACAGCCTTTTTCATGGCAGTATCCGCAAGGTCTGCATATTCCTGCAAGCCCTGCATAATTTCCGCTGCAAGATTGTCAATACTGGTCATTTTGTCCTGCCTTTCTGGCTTCTGCAGTAAGTTTCAGATAGTCCTTGTGCAAATAATCTGGTGTAACACTGGTGATGTTGTATGTAACATCCCGAAACAAGATTCGGTTGCCTGTTACAGACGGCATCCAGTGCTGGTTTTGCCGAATGAGGAATTCCAGTGTCTGTGTTTCTTTGGTCACACCAGCGTCCGTATGCTCCGCAGAAGCTTTCAAAGTCACTTTTGCCCAGCAGGAAAAAGCTTCGTCCCACACAGCGGTGTGATTTCCGATTTCATCGGTAACGACACGATTCTCCAGAAAGGTGATTCGCTGATTCAAAGTTCCGATTTCCATTACATCACACCCTCTCGCTGTGCAAACAGCATGGCACGAAGCGTTAACGTCAGCTTGGAAAAGTCTGCGGTATTGCGGTTTTCATAGAGATAAGAAACCGTGTAGAGCATTGCTGTCCGTACCACATCTTCGTTTTCTGAAAAGCGTTCCTCGTCCATTCTTCCCACATCCATTACCAGCTGTTTTGCAGTTGAAATAAGGGAGAGAAGCAATGTATCATCATCTTCAAAATCAATCCGCAGATACTGCTTGACTTCCTGTAAAGTTACCACCCACTCCAACCCCTTTCTCTGATTACGCTTTCTTGATGGTAAGTGTCTTGATTGCTTCCGGAAGAATCAGCTTGCCGTCCAAACGCTGCGAAGCAAGGAAACCAACCTGACCAGTCATAGCAAAGAGTTCATTCAGTCTCTTGAAAGAGCGTCCCTGTCTGTCAGCCACCCAGTAATAACTAAAGTCGCCAAACGCCATGCACTTATTGCCAGCCTTGATTTCCGGCACATAGCTGGATGTCTTGTAAGGACGATTGAGAATGGTATCTGGTACACCAGCCTGCACAGACGGATTCCAGATGTAGTTACCTGTGTTGTCCTTCAGCTTGCGAAGTGCCTTCACAGTGGAATCATTGAGCACCCACACTGCCTTTTTGCGGTACGGACTTCTGAGGGAGTAGAAAAGCTCCATCACATCATCAAATGTAATGCTTGCACCTGTAGTGGAAGTGCCGTCTTCTGCACCGCCTGTAGCATTAAAAATGCCGGTCGGTTTTCCCTTGCCGTCACCAACAAAGAACGCCTCTTCTTCCTTTGCACCGATTCTTCTTGCAAACTCCTTTGCGATGTAGGATGGCAGGTCAAATACAGAATCATTGAGAAGTTCTTCGGAAATTTTGATCGCTGTTCCCAGCTTGTATGCGGAAAGCGATGCCTGTCCGAACGTATCATCAGAAAGAGAATACTGCTGTTCTTCGTCCATCCAGACAGCCTCGCCCTTGGAAGTCACAATCGGAATCTTGCGGTCGCCGTTGGAAGTTTTGATGACCGTTGCCATCTGGCGGAAAATGCTCTCTTCCTCTAATGCTTCCACCAGTTTTCGTTCGTGAGGTAGCAGTGTGCCGCCTTATCATCTTTCGATGACAGGTTTGCACAAAGCCCCTCCCAAACCGTGCTTACACCTCTCGATGTACACGGCTTTCCATTCATTATTGACATGTCATTTATTTTGTTCCCTGTGAATCTTTTTGAAGCATTTCGGGCAAACAATCAACGTTTTACGTCTCATGTGAAGCATTTTCTTGCCCCATTCCGTAGTGCTTTTCAGATTCTTCATTTTACCTGCATGATAAATACAGCAGGAATCACTATTATCACCACACAGCTCACATACCCCTGCACTTAGCCGTACATATTGCGACAGCTTTTTCGTGTCAAAGGATTTGTATTGCCATGGGTCTTTATCGGACATCAATTTACCGGCTTTGCAGTCAGCTAACGAGACGAGTTTTGCATAATTGATACCACCTTTGGTTTCATAGGGAATAGCCCATTTACCGTCATGACGATACTTTTGGATAATTTTTCTCGTTGTGCTGTTGCTTTTGCTTGCAAGCGTCTTTAGACAGCTATATTCCATAAGATAACGGAAATAATTCAGCTTATCATAATTCGCTGCTAAGCAGTAATAATTGCAAATGCCACGGATTTGTGCATTATACCTGTTCACAATATCCACTTCCGAAAGATGTCTTAATCTTGGAACGCAAACCGCCCAAATTTCTCCGTTTGGCTTTTGTTCTATGATGTCGTTTTTGAACAAGAATTGCATGATCTTATCTTCGAGAGGTACAGTTAATTCTACAGAGTTATTCAGCGTTCTTTGTTTAACACCGTTTGCCTTTTTCTTTATCTTCTGGCTTCGGCGTACCGCAACGTCATAACCAAGGAAACGTACTCGTTCAGCACTGTGTGTGATCTTTGTTTTCTCAGCACTCAACTCTAAATGGTACTGCGTTGATAGAACTTCTCTCAGAATCTCCTTAATTTCTTCACAGTCTTCTCTACTTCCGCTGACTCCAATCAGAAAATCATCAGCATATCGGCAGTATACAAGCTTTTTATCGTCGGACATTCTGGCAGGTGTTTTCAGCTTTTGGCTGCACACCGCTTTATATTCCTTAATTGCCAGCTCACGTTCTTCACCTTTTACCCGGTCAATCTTCTTCTGAAGTGTCTGTCGTCTTTTTGCTAAATGAAGATATTCCGGTGTCTGGTGTCGTGTAGACTGCTTATCAAACTTTTCCTTGAGTTCCATGACTTTTCGGTCAAGCTCATGCAGGTAGATATTTGCCAGGATAGGGGATATAATTCCACCCTGCGGTGTACCGGAGAGCGTTGTGTGGTATTGAAAATCTTCCACATAACCTGCTTTCAGGAAAGCTCTGATAATATTGATAAATCTGCTGTCCTTGATTTTGACTTCTAACGTCTTGATAAGCACTGCATGGTCTATATTGTCAAAACAACCTTTGATGTCACCTTCTATGAACCATTTTACAGAACGAAAATTTGTCTTTATCTGGTCTAGAGCTGTATGACAGCTTCTCTCCGGTCTGAAACCATGTGACTGGTCATAAAATAACGGTTCATAGATTGCTTCCAGAAACATTCTAACCGCCTCTTGCAGAAGTTTATCTCGAAATGACGGAATACCCAGTGGGCGCATTTTTCCGTTCTGTTTCCTGATATATTCTCTGCGCACAGGCTTCGGCTTGTACTTTCCTAACCTCAATTCTTCAATCAGTTCATACACATATTCAGCACTAAAACCGTCAGCTGTGTCGTTGTCACTTCCGGGAGTCATTGCTCCACTGTTTGCATATAATTTCTGGTAAGCTGCAAAATAAATGTCCTCTCTCAGAAGGTAGCGAAAGAGCCTTGTAAAGACTCCGTCATGATGTTCCGAGGAACTTTTATTGACACGCTCCAAAATCTCCGATGTTGGATTCATGAGGATTCTCCTCCCTTTCATCTTCTTACTTTGGAATTAACAAACTGCTTCCCTTCGCCATGTAGTGGGCGTTACCCACCTCGGACTACTACGGAAGCTCCGTTGCCATATGGAATATTCAGTCTCGAATAGACATAGCCTTTCGGCATTTCCACTTAGGCAATCCCTGTTTAACGATGCTTATAGGCAAGTGATAACTGTCGGATAGCATTTCGGTTTATCTCACGTGGTCTCACGCTTGCTTCATGACCTATAGCAGACACCATAACGAATTCAATATTATGGTGGAATCATGAAAGTGGTTTCAGGATAATTTCCACACCCTTCCCGGAAAAAGGAGCTAACCTTTGCTTTGGCAATCCAGCCTTATCCTTATGTTATCTTGTCATTGCAGGTACTACTCGCCTCATATCCTTTTGGCGTTTCCTGCGTTTCTGCCGTGCTGTGTTCCCGTGTCCAGTTTCCTGTCATCGGTTAGGCAGATTGACAACCGCTCTGCTGTGCGGTGTAGAGCCTAATCTACTGTAAACATCGCCTTTTACAGGCGCACAAACTCATCCGGCACAAGATAACCGCCCTCTGCATCTGTACCAATGTGCAAATCGTCATGGACATCAATCCAATTGCGGTTTCTGACGCTGTTCCAGAATGCCGTTTTGTAAGTATCGCTTGCCGTACCTGTCTTTTCCGTTACATTCGGAGTTGCAGGCTTACCGAGAACAGGAGTGGAAGTTGCTTTGTTCATTTCAGCTTCGATTTCAGCTTGTCGTTCCAGACGCTGAATTTCCTTGCCAAGGTCGACAATGGTCTGTTCCATTGCATCATAGGTCTTGGAATCTTCCTCACTGAGCACGCCGTTTGCATTTCTCTTGCTGTCGAGAAAATCACGGGCAGTGTCCCAAGCCTTCTTTCTCTTTTCTCTGAGTTCTTTAATCGTCATAATCAATTCCTCCAATCAATATTTCAAAAGTGCCAGTCTTTTTTCAAGCTGGTCAATTGGTGTGCCTGTAACGGATTCTGCTGATGCAGATACTTTGGATAAGAATGCAGATAGATTCCTTGACTTTGAATAGGTCATTGCAGTCAGGGTATCTTCTTTTTCTTCTTCATCCTGTTCTTCCTCTTCAGGAACAACAGGCACTTTCTTCTCTGCAAACAGAATCCCGTCTACAAACCCCATTTCATGAGCCTTTTTCGCATTGAGCCATGTTTCATCGGACATCAGCTTCGCAATCTTGTTTCTGCTGAGATGAGATTTGGTTTCGTAGGCGTTGATAATGCTTTCTTTTACCTCATCAAGCAAGATGATAGCCTTTTCCATATCTGCCTTGTTTCCCATAGCACAAGTGCTGGGGTCATGAATCATCATTAGGGCAGTCGGTGCAATCAAAGTTTCATCGCCTGCCATTGCCACAACCGATGCGGCAGAGGCAGCAATACCATCAATTTTCACGGTAACCTTGCCTTTGTGATTTTTCAGCATAGAATAAATCTGACTTGCAGCAAACACATCGCCGCCCGGCGAGTTCAGCCAGACTGTCAAGTTTCCGCTGACTTTTGAGAGTTCATCACGGAACAAAGCAGGTGTCACTTCATCGCCCCACCAAGTATCTTCAGAGATAGGACCGTTAAACAAAAGCTCTGTTTCCGATGTATCTTCGTTTTGGATAAAGTTCCAGAATTTCTTCATTCGGTTTTCTCCTCCTTTTCTAAATTTTGATTTGCAAATGCACCTGCATCAGCGAGTTTTGTAAAGCTGCCATTTACAAGATACAGGTTACCACCTTCATCCTCAGAAAGCATATTCATATCTTCAAGTTCTCTAATGTCATTCGCTGACATCCAGCCGTTTTGTCTTGCGGTAGCATAGCCTTGCATTCTGGAAGCATAGTCGCCACGCAGTAGTCCATCTACATTGAACTTCACGAAATACTGTCCTTTTTCAGAATCGGAAAGAAGTGCTTTCTGTAAGGACTGCTCCCAGCGGACAATCCAAGGATCGAGGCTATATTTCACGAAATCCAATGACAGATGTTCTACGTTAGAAAATGTGGCGTGGTCAAGGTCGCCAATCATATGAAGAGGAACACGATACATTCTTGCAATCTCCTCAATCTGAAACTTTCGGGTTTCCAGAAACTGTGCTTCATTATTCGGAATTGCAATGGGTGTGAACTTCATGCCCTCCTCCAAAACTGCGACCTTATGGGCATTTTTGCCACCGTAAGCCCTCTGCCAGGCGTCACGCACACGTTCCGGATTTTTGATCACTCCGGGGTGTTCCAAAACACCTGACGGACTTGCACCATTTCCGAAAAATGACGCCCCGTATTCCTCGCAGGCAATAGAAATGCCGATTGCATTTTTCGCAAGTGCAATCGGCGAATATCCAACCAGACCATCAAATCCAAGTCCGGGAATATGCAGAACTTCATCAGCATAAAGAACGATGTCGCCCTGTTCTTTCAGATTCGGATTTGCCTCATCGTAACGGCTGTAAATGTATATCAGGCGGTTTTTTTCATCACGGTCAACCTTCATTTTGTCAGGCATCAGAGGATACAATCCCAAAACATCACCTCTGCCATTACGAATAATCTGTGCATAGGCATTGCCATAGATCAGCAGATGTGACATTAAAGTTTCTCGGAAAACAAAAGAAGTCATTTCAGGATTTGGCTGATCGTGGAGCAAAAAGTAAAGCGGGTGCTGTGGCACTCGCTCTTTTCCCTTATCGTTGTATTTGTACACATGCAGTGGCAGCTGTGCAATCGCTTCTGACAGCACACGCACACAGGCATAAACCGCAATATGCTGTAAGGCTGTTCTGTCGGTGACACGTTTACCGCTGTTGGCTCGTCCAAAGAAATATGTGTAGGACGGCGAATCGTAGCTGTTGGTCGGCTTATCTCTGGACTTGAATAGTCCTGTAAAAATACCCATAAGAATCACTCCTTTCTTGACTTTGAGGGTTGGGGTGTGGTATAATATACTAAACTAAACAGAATGTAGGGTAGAAACTCTATAAATCGTGCTTTGTTAATTTGGTAAATTCTAATATCTGGGGTATGGTGGTGAAAGTACAAGATGAATGCAAACTATCTCAAACTTGAAAAAGGTAAGCAGATTGGAATACGTAAAAGAATACTAAAAGGAAATAAGTATTATTGGTATTCATATGCTGTTCAAAAAGTTAATGATATATATATCGTCTATGAGCATGAAATTGCAGAAGATAATATTTGTATGGAAATTGATGAGTATGAAAATATTTATCAATAACTATAAATGAGCATGCACCGTCATTTTGCACAACAATTCCCAACCATTTATGCTCTCTCTGCAATTAAAAACGGGATTATCATGTGAAATTATGACATATTTTTGTGCAAGTCGCTGGAAATGCTCATTTATACTAAAGTAAAATATGAAATGCTATACAGCTGATGTGATGGGCATTAACCATTTACATCGCAAAAATTCCGGTGATTTTTACAGAAAGTGAGAATGCAAGAGTGAGAAAGAACATCATTCATCATCTTTTTTCTATAGCAGCTTTATGTGCTGTTGTTTTTACAAATACAATCTGGCTGACAGGCTGTGTTATTTATGACAGTAAAGATCTAGCAAAATTTGCGAAAGAGCAGCTATACGAAAAGTATGGAGAAGAGTTCGAAGTGAAAACTATCATGGATTCTCATCGAACAATTGCATATCCAGTAAATGATCCTGATTTATTGTTTGAGGTGTATAGCCTGATTGAAACACGTGGCGGAAAAGATGATTATATTCAATCGATCATTGGAGACCAATACAAGAAAATCGTGGAAAAAGCCTTCGCCGATGTCAATTTGTATTTTTACATTGATGTAGATGTTCCGAGCATTCCGTTTAAAGAAAAAGAAATCAAGAATACGAATATCACAATTGAAGAATACAATGATGAGATGTCTGCATATAGCATTCATCCAACAATTGTTTTATATTTATCTTCTGATTTTTTAGATTGTTACAGTAATGAGGAATTATATTCCTATATTCAAAGCATTGTTTCTGATACAAATCTTGATTATTTAAGGATTGATTTTATATTACTGGAGGATGAGAAAACTGTAGAAGAATATTATAGCGAGTATCCCTCCCTTTCTTGTAATTCAAGTCTAATTGGATTTCTGGACGAAAAGTATGAGCGAGTGGCACAAGGTGCCGAGCAAGGTATTTGGAAAATGAGTATTGATGAATTTAATCAAGAAATGGAGGAGATTAGAGAAGATGAGTTATACAGATAAGGAAATGCAGGTTTCCACACAAATTGCATATATGAATATTACTCAAGATCAAATTAATGGATATTTAAAAGATCATAACGGAGAATATCCGACCATTCAAGAAATTCCAGTTTGCAAAGATAATCAAACCTATAACACCAGCATATCCCTCGTATCATAAACCGACTCATCAGAAACGCATCCACAGCGGATTGCACGGTCAAGAGCCATGATCATGGCAACCGCACCGTCAATCTTCTCTGTGGATTTTTCTTTATCCGGCTTGATATTTCCGGCAGGGTCACGCCTGATGAAAATGTTATCCATCATCCACCGAAGAACAGGGTGTCCGTTGTGGGCAAGGGTCTGTTCCAGAGTCAGTTTCATCAGTTCCTTGGTAGGCGGTGACATATCTTTGTAACCCTGCCCGAACTGCACCATCGTAAAACCAAGCCCCTCCAGATTCTGTGACATCTGCACCGCACCCCAACGGTCGAAAGCAATCTCTTTGATGTGAAATTTCTGCCCCAGTTCATCGATGAAGTTTTCGATAAAACCATAGTGAACCACATTTCCTTCAGTAGTTTTCAGATAGCCTTGTCGTTCCCATATATCATATGGAACGTGGTCACGTCTTACTCTAAGTGGCAGTGTTTCTTCCGGCAACCAGAAGTAAGGCAAAACATAATAATGTTCATCATCTTCAGTAGGTGGAAAGACAAGTACAAAAGCTGTAATATCTGTTGTACTGGAAAGGTCAAGTCCACCATAGCAGATACGCCCAGCAAGCATCTCTTCATCAAAAGCAACCTTGCATTTGTCCCACTTTTCCATTGGCATCCAACGAACAGCCTGTTTTACCCATTGATTCAAACGCAGTTGCCGAAACGCATTTTCTTCACCAGGAGTTTCCTTTGCAGAATTACACGCAGCTACCACCTTATCCATACCGATAGTTTTATCAAGGCTTGGGTTTGCTTTTTTCCAGACCTTCGGGTCTGTCCAATCATCCGATTCATCCGCACCATAAATGACAGGATAAAAAATCGGGTCATGTTTTCTGCCTTCCAGAATGTCTTTCGCCTTTTGGTGTACTTCATAGCAGATTGAATTTGTGTCTGTGCCAGCAGTGGTAATCAGGAAATATAAAGGCTGCATTCTGGCATCTCCGGAACCTTTTGTCATAACATCAAACAGCTTTCGGTTCGGCTGGTCGTACCCAACTAAGGGAACCACATTGTTTATAATTTATTTACATTCAAAAATTAAGACAAACAGACAGGCTTAAATTTACAAAGAAAATTGAATAGATAACGAAAAGCGTTCTTCATATATCAGTGAGGAACGCTTTTTCTATTTATTCGGAGGTTATTATGGCAAATGAATCAAATTCATCGGTTGTCAGAGTGCATAAGAGCACCGACTTCACGATCATGAGCAATCATCATTTGAGAAATCAGAAACTCAGTCTGAAAGCAATCGGGCTGATGTCCAAAATACTGGGTCTGCCCTGTGACTGGAACTATTCCATTGCCGGACTGGTGAAAATCTGCAAAGAGGGCGAAACGGCAGTTCGTGCTGCCCTCCATGAACTGATCGACGAGCGGTATGTGTATCTGGAGAAGCTTCCGCCGAACTACTCCAAAAGCGGACGGTTTGAATATGTCTATCACATCTATGAAATTCCATATGAGAATATTCCTGATGGTCTGGAATGTCCGGAACTGTTTCTCAAAATGCCTTTGTCAATAAAAAACTGAGCCACCTCGCTAATAAAAAAGTGAGCCAGTTGTGATAAAAAAATTTTGAGCCAC